CTCATTCAGACCCAGAACTCAAAAATAGCAACGACCCTCCATATATTGTAAATAATTAACTGGAAAATAAGTAAATAAATGTAAGAAAGGAGCGACCTAAATTGACAAAGATTCAGAGAATTCAAGCAGAGATAGACAGAATTAAAAGATTATTCAAGAACATTGAAGAAGATAAGCTTTCCCTCATGGAAGGACTAATTAAAAGAATTTCGTTTTTACAGGTAACATTAGAAGATTTAGAAGCAGACATTAATAACCATGGAACAATCGAAGAGTTTAGCCAAACCGCAAACATTAAATATGATAGAGAACGCCCAGCAGCTAAGATGTACAACAATCTCATTAAGAATTATACAACTTGCACCAAACAACTTATTGATATGTTACCTGAGAAGGAAGCAGTACAACAAGATGATTTGGCAAAGTTCATTAAGCGATGATGCTATGTCACATATTGAAGATTATTATAATAAAATACAAAGCGGTGAGATTGTAACATCTAAACGAGTCAAACAAATATATGAACGCCTTGTTAATGAGATACACAATCCAGGTATATATCATTTTAATGAAGAACTCGCTAATAGACCAATAGAGTTTGTTGAACGCTTTTGTAAACATTCAAAAGGTCAATGGGCTGGAAGTAAAGTTGAATTAATGCTGTTTCAGAAAGCGTTTCTTCAAGCACTGTTTGGATTTGTAGATGACAAAGGAATAAGAAGATTTAAAGAATCGTTTTTTCTAGTTGCTAGAAAGAATGGAAAGAGTTTCCTACTATCAGCAATACTATTATACATGTTAATAGCAGACGAAATGGGTGCTGAGTGTTATACAGTCGGTGTTAAAAAAGATCAGGCTAAAATAACATTCACTGAGTGTTGTAACATGGTAAGCCAAAGCCAAGACTTGACCAAGATACTTAAAAAAAGAAAGACAGATGTTTATTTCCCCTCAAACTTTTCGAAACTAGAAGCTCTTGCCAGTGATTCAAACTCACTTGATGGATTGAATTCATCTTGCGTTGTTGCAGATGAGATACACGCATGGAAAGATAGAAACTTGTATGAAGTAATGAAGCAAAGTCAATCTGCAAGACAACAACCACTACTAGTTATGATAACCACAGCAGGAACAGTTAGAGAATGTATATACGATGATATGTATAGATACAGTTGTGATTTACTAGACGGAACAATTATTAATGATAGGTTTCTTCCTATATTATACGAGTTGGACGATGTGAAAGAGTGGACTGATGAAACAAAGTGGGATAAAGCCAATCCAGCATTAAGAGTTATTAAAAAACTCGATGATTTACAGGAGAAAGTGGAGAAAGCCAAAGTTGTTGACTCTGATTTGTCGGGTATCTTGTGTAAAGATTTTAACATGATGCAAAACTCAAACGAATCATTCTTCAAGTTTGATCAAATTGTTAATGAGGAATTATTTAATGTAGACGATTTCAAAAATTCCTACTGTATTGGTGGTGTCGATCTTAGTAGTACAACGGATTTAACTTGTGCAACATTACTATTCATTAAACCCAATTCAAATAAGAAATATATCCACCAGATGTACTGGATTCCCGAACAACTGATTGAAAAAAGATCAAAAGAAGACAGAATACCGTACGACATTTGGCATAAACGAGGTTGGTTGCGAACTAGTCCAGGTAACAGAATAAACTACAACGAAATCACAGCGTGGTTTTTGGAGATGTTTAATGACTACGGATTTAGACCGTTATACATCGGCTACGATCCTTGGGGTAGTCAGTATTGGACAGATGACATGGTTGATAATCATGGTTTCAACCTTGAGAAGGTACGACAAGGCGCACAAACACTGAGCCAACCGATGAAAGAATTAAAAGCTGAGATATTAAGCAAAGATATCGTGTATAACAATAATCCACTACTCAAGTGGAACTTATGTAATGTGGTGGCAGAGACAGATAAGAATGGAAACATCCAACCCGTAAAAGGAAAGAATCAAAAGCTACGTATAGATGGATTTGTAAGCTTACTAATATCGTACACAGTTTACTTTGCAAAAATGAACGAACTAAAAAGTCTAATATAAGGAGGTTATTTAATGTCAATCAAAGGACAAGCACCAAAGACAGGACGAATAATTAAAGAAGATGACAGCACAATTAGCAAACGCAAGGATATCAGCAAAACTAGCAAGCAATACTGGTGGAGACAACGTAGTTATATCAGTGTTTTATCATATATACACGTAGGAGGTAAACTATGAAAAAATTAGTAATCTGTGGTACAGCTCCCAGTTGGCAGTTAGCTCCCTTTAATGATCCCGAATATGAGATCTGGATACTAAACGACATGTACTCATACATACCACGATACGATGTGCTATTCGAAATTCACGAAATAAACCACCTGAGAAAGTTTTATATTAGAAACTCAGTAACAAAGAAATGTCACCTTGATGAAATGGCTAAACTCACAAAGCCCATATACATGCAACAACACCATGAAGCAATTCCAGCAAGTATTGAGTACCCACTTAATGAAATTCAAGAGGAATTCGGCGGGTACTTTACCAATACAATCTCCTACATGTTAGCATTAGCAATTAAGCATGGATATGATCACATATCGTTGTTTGGTGTTAACATGGCAGGAGATACAGAGTATAATACCCAACGCCCTAGTTGTGAGTACTTTATTGGACTGGCTAGAGGTCAAGGAATTGAAATATATATACCCGAGCAATCAGACTTATTAAAGACTGCATTTTTATATGGTTATGAAGATATAAAATGTGACTTTTTAACTACAAAATTCCGAGAACGTGAAAAACATTTAACAAGTGAGTTAGAGAAAGCACAAGAAAACTTAAAAGCATACGAACGATTAGTATTGCAATACGATGGGGCATTACAGGATTTAAAACACACAATGAAATTTATTTAAAGGAGGTGCAAAAATGAGCGAGAAAAGAAGTTTTTTTGAAATGGTCTTTGGCAAAAAAGAACAGCAAGTTAAACAAGAGTATACAAGTTTAAAAATGCTAAACTCAATAAACCATAGTTTTACAAGTTTTACAAACACAAACTTAAACGACAATGACACAGTTAGAGCATGCATTGATGCTATTGCACGTAATGTTGCAAAGTTAAAACCTATGCACGTGCGTAAACTAAATGGAAAAATACTTCCACAAGTTTCTGAGTTACAAAATAAATTACAGTTTAGTCCAAATCCTTATATGGACGGTTATACGTTTATATATAAAGTTGTTGCCAACTTGTTGTTAAATAATAACGTGTACATATATGTAGATAAAAATAACTTTTATCCAATAACATCAAACAATGTAGAGCTTTTAGAGTATCAAGGTCAAATCTATGTTAAGTTTAATTTTATTAATGGTGAAAAAGTTACACTACCTTATGAGTCTATGATACACCTTCGCAATCACTTTGTCAACAACGATTTATTTGGAGAGTCAAATGTTACTCCACTTAATCCAGTGTTAACTGCAATCAACTCATCGAATCAAAGTATAGTAAACACAGTCGAGAGTGCAACACATTTGCGAGGCTTGTTAAAGTTTAGCCAGTCAATGTTGAAACCTGAAGATCTTAAAAATCAAAGAGATATATTTTTAAACGATTATTTAAGTCTAGAAAACTCTAGTGGTATAGCGGCATTAGATGCTAAAGCGGATTTTATTCCATTAAACAATGAAGCACAAGTAATTGATAAGGCAGTTATGGAGTACATCGAAAACAGCATATACAATTATTTTGGTGTAAACAAAAGCATAATCCAAAGTGACTACACAGAAGAACAATTTAATGCATTTTACTCTTCGAGAGTAGAACCAATTGCAATTCAAATGAGTTTAGAGTTTACAAGAAAACTATTTACAACAAGAGAAAAAAGTTTCGGCAACGAAATAGTATTTAGCGCATCAAGATTAACGTTTGCTAGTAATGAAACAAAAATAGCTATGGCAAGAGACTTATTACCTTTGGGATTGTTTACCATCAATGAGATGAGAGAAATATTTGAATTAGAACCAGTTGAAGATGGGGACAAACGCCTGCAAACCCTTAATGTTGTTAATGCAGATATGGTTGACAACTATCAAGGTGGAAAAGGAGGTGATCAAAATGGAG